AAGCAAAGCCTTTTCCGTGGTCGTAGATAATAGGACGTTACGGTGAATAAACTTACACTAGCAGAACATCTGAGTTACGACCAGGCTAAGATTGTTCTAGAGAGCGAAGAAGATGGCAGAGGCGGTAAGTCTCTGCATCTCAACGGTATTTGCATCCAAGGTGATATCCGCAATGCAAATCAACGTGTTTATTCTTCTCAAGAAATTGGCAGGGCTGTCAAGACGCTCAATGAGCAGATCTCTGGCGGATACTCCGTGCTAGGTGAAGTAGATCACCCGCAGGATTTAAAAATCAATCTAGATCGTGTTAGTCATATGATTACCAAGATGTGGATGGATGGTCCTAACGGCTACGGAAAACTAAAAATCCTCCCAACTCCAATGGGTCAGTTAATACAGACAATGTTGGAGTCTGGAGTTAAGTTGGGTGTATCGAGTAGAGGCTCAGGCGAAGTTGATGGAAATGGTAATGTTCAAGGTTTTGAAATTATCACAGTTGACGTAGTAGCACAACCTTCCGCCCCGGGAGCATACCCAACACCAGTTTATGAACACTTGATGAATAACACAGGTGGTTATCAGGCATTTAGAATAGCACAAGAAGTTCAAGGCGATGTAAAGGCACAGAAATATATAGCAGAGAGTCTGGTGAAAATCATCAGAGGTCTCAAATAACAAGGAGAATCACATGCTAGATTTCGTAAAAAAGTTGTTTGAAAACAATGTGATTTCCGAGGACATCAAATCGGAGATTGAATCCGCTTGGGAAAGCAGAATTCAAGAAAACCGCGATCAAGTTACAGCGACTCTTCGTGAAGAGTTTGCTCAGAAATACGAACACGACAAAGGCGCTATGGTAGAAGCTGTTGAAGCTATGCTATCAGATCGCTTACAAGCAGAACTAGGTGAACTTGCAGAAGATCGCCAAGGCCTAATTGAAGCTCGTGCTAAGTATGCCAAGAAGATGAAAGATGATTCCAAAACAATGGAATCATTTGTCTTGAATAACCTACGCAAAGAACTCAGTGAACTACACGAAGACCGCAAAGCTGTGGCCAATAATGTAGCTAAACTAGAATCTTTTATTGTGGATGCACTAGCGAAAGAAATCGCAGAATTCCACAGTGATAAGAAAGACCTAGCTGAGACTAAAGTACGTCTAGTACGTGAGTCTAAGGCTAAGTTTGAAGAGGTTAAGAAAGAATTCATCGCTCGTTCAGCACAGTTAGTTTCTGAAACAGTCTCTAAAGGATTGAAGACAGAAATGACTCAGTTGCGCGAAGATATCGAGGCAGCTCGTAAGAATGATTTTGGTCGCAGAATTTTTGAAAGTTTTGCCAGCGAGTTTTCGGCAAGCTATCTCAATGAGAAATCAGAGACAGCTAAACTTCTAAAAGCAGTTTCACAAAAAGAAGCAGAGCTAGAAGAAGCAGCCAAGATTGTTGCAGAAGCACAAAAATTAGTAGAAAGCAAAGACGCAGAACTACGTATCGCTCGCGATATGGCAAGCCGCAAGGAAGTTATGGGTGAGTTGCTAGGTCCGTTAACAGGCGATAAACGCAATGTAATGGGCGAACTACTAGAATCAGTTCAAACTGACAAATTAAGATCAGCTTTCGACAAGTACCTACCAGCCGTAATGGATGGTGGAGCACCGACTAAGAAAGCGTTGACAGAAGGCAAAGAAATTACAGGCGATAAGAAGGCACAAAAAATCAGCGGAGAAGAAAAAACCGCTGAAATATTTGACATCCGCAGGCTTGCGGGACTAAAAGTTTAAGGAGAACTATAATGTCACAATTACTCGAGTCACGCTGGTCGGAAACCAAAGACGCCCTTTTAGAAGGTCTTCAAGGTAACAAGCGTTCAGTAATGGCAGCTACTCTAGAGAATACCCGCAAGTATCTCGCAGAAAGTGCCACAGCTGGTGCTACATCCGCCGGTAACGTTGCAACCCTAAATCGTGTGATCCTTCCAGTGATCAGACGTGTTATGCCAACCGTTATTGCTAACGAATTAGTTGGTGTACAACCAATGACTGGCCCAGTTGGTCAGATCCATACTCTACGTGTTCGCTATGCAGATAGCTTCACAGGTAGCGCAGGTGGTTCTACAACAGCCGGTGAAGAGGCATTAAGCCCATTCAAGATTGCTGAAGGCTATTCTGGTAACACTAACGGCAAAGCTGACGCTACAGCCGCTAAAGAAGGTGTTGCTGGTAACAGACTAAGCATTCAAATCTTGAAGCAAACAGTTGAAGCTAAGACACGTAAGTTGTCAGCTCGCTGGACATTTGAAGCTGCTCAAGATGCACAAGCCCAACAAGGTATTGACATCGAAGCAGAGATCATGGCTGCTCTTGCACAAGAGATCACAGCTGAGATCGACCAAGAAGTTCTATCTTCTTTATTAACCCTAGCTGGTACACAAAACGAAATCGCTTACGATCAGGCAGCAGTGTCTGGTACAGCTACTTTCGTTGGCGACGAACACGCAGCTCTAGCAGTTGCTATCAACCGTGTTGCAAACAGAATTGCTACACGTACACGTCGTGGTGCAGGTAACTGGGCTGTGGTTTCTCCACAGGCATTGACAATCCTTCAAAGTGCTACAACTTCTGCGTTCGCAAGAACAACAGAAGGCACATTCGAAGCACCTACAAACACTAAGTTTGTTGGTACATTGAACAGCGCAATGAAGATCTACGTTAACACATTTGCTACAGAAACTTCTGGCAGCGACAAAGTGTTAATTGGTTACAAAGGTTCTAGCGAATCTGATGCAGCAGCATTCTATTGCCCATACATTCCATTGATGAGCTCTGGTGTTGTTCTAGATCCTAGCACATTTGAGCCAGTAGTTAGCTTTATGACACGTTACGGATATGTTGAGTTGACAAACACAGCATCATCTCTAGGTAACGCAGCTGACTACCTAGGTACTGTTGTAATCAGCAACGCAACATTCGTCTAATTTTAAACTTAGCGAAATTCAAAAAGGCTCTTCGGAGCCTTTTTGTTTGACTTAAATATCTTATACTCAGCCAAGGATAAATAAAGTATCTAGAATGATTGTGCGGAGCCACCGCGCAGGACCTAGAACGTCACTCATAAGGGAGAAAACCAAATGGCAAACAAACTACCACAAAGACTATTCGGCGCAACCGGTAGCGCAGCAACACCACATATTCCAGTAAGATTTAAAGACTCTGGTACAGTATACGAGGGTTATATTCTTAGACAAGTAGGTGCTCGTAGATTTAAATGCAGTTCAGATAACGGTGCAGTTACTGAAATTTGCACAATGGTTCAAGGCACTAATATGGATCCGGCAAACAATGGCGAAATGACCATTGTAGGTTTGATCAACGGAAGCCAGCCAGTTACACTACGTAAAATTAATTTTAGAACAGCTAGCGATTTCAATAGTGTTCGTTACAAGTGGACATTGAGCGATGACTCAACAGAAACTTTGTTAATTCTAACAAGAATCTAATCTAGGATTTAAGAATGGGACAGTTCGTACAAACCAACGGCGACTATACGATTAAAACCGGTGAAGGTGCAACTATTAAGTTAGACACCGGAGACGGTGTAGGACAGGTATATGTCACGGGTAACCTAGTAGTTGTTGGTGAACAACTAACTGTTCAAGCTACTGATTTAAACGTAGAAGATAATATTATTATTCTTAATTACGGAGAAACTGGATCAGGAGTTACACTAAGATACAGCGGTATTCAAGTAGATCGTGGATCTGCTGCCGCTGCTTCTATTGTCTATGATGAAGTTACAGATACTTGGTTAATTGGTCAAGGAGTTGCCACAACAGGCGCACTAAACTTTTCATCGAGTAAGATTAAACTAAAAGAAATTTTAACCGACTCATCTGCTGATGCCGGCGATTTAACATTGATTGGCACAGGCAGCGGAGTTATCAAAGTTCGTGAAGAAGGCGAAGATGGAGTCGAGTACAAAGACAACATCACAGATCCTAATCACATTCCAAATAAAAAATACGTTGACGAAGCAATTCGTAATAATCCAACGTTCCAAATTATTGACGATAATACTCGTGTTATTGTTACTGACAAAGATGTGTCCGGTTCTTTGGCATATCTTAACAGTCAAACTGGTTACAGCACGTTTGGCGAAAGCGGAATTTCTGTTATTGTTGACGGAAGACTAACTTCACAGTTTTATTCTAATAGAGCATTGATACAAAATTTAGAATTTAACAATAACGAAGTGACTAACAATGACACTAACGGTAATATAATTTTAAGAACACAGGGTACAGGTAAGTTGCAGACTAACTATGCCCTACAACTAGACAACATTGGAACTACGCCAGCGTATGTTTCAAATTCAACATTGATATACGGAGCACAGCCAGACATTGGATCTACTGGTGTTTATTTTGCAAACTCTACACGCAATGGTGAATTAATTAACAAGAACAGAGCATTGCTGTTCAGTATGATATTTTAAGAGACAGATATGATTACTAGCACATTAGTTACTTCAACATCAACAACAGTCCCAGTGAAAGTATTCACTAGTTCTTCCACAGGTGCTGCCATTGGCGGCGCTGTTGTAGCACAGGACAGAGCAATTACTACAATGATATTGTGCAACACTGGTGCACCAGACTTAACTGATGAAACTGTTAACTCCCTTAATGTTAGCGTGTATCTGGTTAAAATGGGATCAAGCTACAGTGCAACTAATCGTATTGTTAGCAATTTAATTGTTCCCGCAGGCGAAACAGTTTTCTTTTCCGATGAAAAAATTATTTTAGACGGTGGCGACGAAGTTTGGGTTGGTACTAGCACCGGTAGTTTATTATCAGTCACAGTTAGCACATTACCAGTATGAAATTCTTAAAACAAAAAACTATTTCTCGTTACAGTCCTAGTGATAACACACTGTTTACTAATCACTATGGTCGTGCAGTTATGGACCTAACAGGAGCAGTAAGATTACCTAAAGGTACTACAGCAGAACGCCCAGATCTTTCTGGAGTAAGAACTCCAGGCGGACCAAACGGATATCTTAGATATAACACAGACACTAACACTATTGAAGGCTATGTAGCTGGAGTTTGGGAAATTGTTACAGCGCCTGGTTCAACAGGTATTACAAAACAAACACTAGGCCCTGGCAATGACACAGATACAATTTTTGGACCATTAACTATTGTACCTGCATCGGAAAACAGTATTCTTGTTTTTGTAGAAAACATATTCCAAATATCAGATTCAAACTTCAATTTATTGTATAATTACCTAGGTTCAGGTAATACCTACATCGAATTTACCAGCCCTGTGCCGCTGGACAAATACATTACCATCTATTTTGGCTTCAGCACTTAATTAATATTTCGGTAAATATACGTATCGAGTATTTGGAGATACGTAATGGCCTTAATTTTAGCTGATCGAGTAAAAGTACGATCAAGATCCACCGGTCTGGGGGATTTTACATTAGAAAACGTTGTAGAAGGATTTCAAAGCTTCGCTGGCCCTAGTCTAAGCAGAGACACTGTTATATCATCTTCAAATTCTGGCTCAAAAGTTAATTTTGCTACAGGGTCAAAAAACGTATTCTGTACATTTCCAAGTTCTTCATTACAAGCAGTAGCCACTGGCGCTAGTGATAGACTATCTACTGGACTCGACGAAGTTATACTCGAATCAGACGGTAGCATTACATTTCCAACCTTAACAACTACAAACTGGGAAGATGGTACAATAACTGGCCCAACCCTACAAATGGGTAACGATCCTACTAGTCAAGTTATTATTACAGGCCCAGCTCCAGACTCAGGTAACGTTAATGCTCAACGACTAGTTATTCAAGGACAACAAGGTTACGGTGGAGAAAACAATACCAAAGGCGAAGGTGGTGACGTTTATATCTGGGCAGGTTCAGGAGGCGATCCTGGCAGTATTGATCCTAGAGGTGACGGTGGTGATGTTAAATTACGCGGTGGACACGGTGGGTCAAACGGTGGCTACATTCGCATAGAATCAGGTGATGCTCAAGGAACTAGCGGAACGGGTGGCTTTGTAGATATTACTGCCGGCAATGCCAGCAACACAAACGGTACCGGAGGCCAGGTAACAATCACAGGCGGCTACGGTAGTAACACTGGAGGCAGTGTTGTTATCAACTCAGGCAGCGGCGGCACTAATAATGGTAATATTGAAATAT